AACCCTCCTACCCCCAAAAGGCCCACAGGAGCCGATATGAGCCATTCTGAGCCTAGTTATCACAAGGACGGGTTCGCTATGCCCAGACTTGAAACGGCGCGTCCAGCGCGTGTTGTGGGGTCTTACGGGCAGGAGGCCGCAGAGTGGGCCGAGGCGAATATGGGGTTGACTCTTTACGGGTGGCAGCGTTACGCGCTGGATCGTGCCCTTGAGTATGGCGAGGATGGTCTGCTCGTGTGGCCTTTATGCGTTATCAGTGTTGGACGCCAGTCCGGAAAATCAGTTCTCAGCAGAGCCGTATGCATGTGGAGGCTTCATCACGCCGAACACTTCGGAGAACCTCAAACGATTCTCCACGTTGCTAATAAGCGGAATACTGCAATGGAAGTTATGAGACCGGCGGGACTTTGGGCCGTCAACAAATACGGGAAGAAAGCAGTCAAGTGGGGAAACACGGAAGCGGGCATTGAAACTCCAGACGGTAATCGGTGGCTCATCCACGCGGCGAACGATAACGCGGGCGTAGGCTATTCCGTTTCCATGGCATTCTTGGACGAATCTTGGAGAATTTCAAAAAGCACCTACATGGACGCGATCGCTCCAACAATGGCCGCCAAAATCAGCCCACAGGCATGGCTCGTTTCAACAGCCGGAGACTCCGCTAGTGACCTCATGCAGACGTATCGGCAAGCAGCAATAGACGCCATGGGGTCAGATGATCCAGACGCAAGCGAGATCCTCATTCTTGAGTGGTCCGCACCAATGGATGCTGACCCTGAGGATCCACTGACTTGGAAGTGGGGTAGCCCAGAGTGGTCGCCTAAGCGCGAGAACTTTCTTCGCCAACAATGGGCGAACGTAGAGATCTCTGCATTTAAGCGGCAATACTTGAACATGTGGGTTGCACACGCGGACCATTGGTTGAAAGACTCCTGGTGGGCCGAGACCACAAGCACAGACCCGCTCCCTACAGACGGCATCTGGAATATTGCTATCGAATCAGACTTCGATGGCATGGGCCACGCAGTCGCGATCGCGGCAGAAGACGGTAACGGCAATGTCATTGTGCGAGTCACCACACATAGGACAATGCGAGAAGTCGACACACAGATAGCCAAAATTCGGCGCGAACATCCCAGCCTATACATCTTGGTCACTCCAGGTTACGTTGACAGGCTCAAAGAACGTTTTGATGGACTCGTGGGACAACGAGAAGCAGCAGCAGGAACCCAGAACCTACTTGACTTATTCGACCGGCGAGCAATCAAGCACGACGGAAGCCAAACACTCTTAGAACATTTCGGTTCATCGACAATCAGTAGGCGACAGCAAGGCTGGGTACTCTCCGCCCCCATGGGTAGAAATGGCGTGTACGCAGCTAGGGCCGTCATGTTCGCAGCGGCGCAAGCCTCGAAGACACCGCGACCAATGGCAATGGTCCGCAGTCGCCGCCGCGCATGATCTACATCGTTACGGGGCCTCCATGCGTAGGAAAATCTACCTGGGTAAAAGAACGCGCAAAATCAGGCGACCTTATTGTGGACCTTGACCGGATAGCGTTAGCCATTACGAGCGAAGACACGCCGCATCATGAATACCCACGCCACGTTAGGAGCGCCGCTATAGCAATGAGAACGGTCGCAGTCAATTGCGCTATGAACTATGGCAGGTCAGGAACTTCATACATTATTCACGCTAAACCAGCAATCAGAGCGCGAGCACAATACAAAAAACGCGGAGCCACATTCATAGACCTTACCGCGCCACTAGCCGTCTTAATGGAACGCGCAAAGAATGAGCGGCCGGCTTGGGTAGCGGCAATGATCCCAAGATGGTACGACGATCCAGAGCAAGACTAGACGCGCATAAAACCCGCATAGCACAAATAGGTTAAAGTCACAGTATTTACGCGATATTCTTACCGCGTGGCGTTTCCCCGTTTCACAGCGATCTTGCGGGATCAGCGTTCGATTGCTGACTCCCTGACTCAGCCATCCCCGGAACCGATCCCGCAAGTTCGTGAATCTTACGCAAACCCATCACTACTTACTCTGCTCGCGCAAGCACGAGGCGCTGGAATTAGTAAAGCCGTAGCGTTACAAGTGCCGTCGTTTGCCCGCGCTTTACAGGTATATACACATACTATTTCGGCGTTTGAGTTGAAAGAATATGTGGGACGCGATCAGGTAGTCGCCCGCGCTTTCCTTGTGCAACCGACAAAAGTAACAACGTACACCGCTTTAATGACGCGCACAGTATCCGATTTACTGTTGTACGACGTTGCTTATTGGCTTGTCTCGGCACGCTCTTGGGATGGATTCCCTAGCGAAGTTACGTACATGCCTTACGACCAAATAAGTTTTGTGCCTTACAGCGCGTACACAGAGCCGGTTCCTAGCAACGGCCAGACACTTTGGAACGGCGTACCCGTTGCGGATCGTAATATTATTCGTTTCGATGGCGACGGCAACGGCGGATGGTTAACTTACGGATCATCTGCAATTAGTACAGCAGCAGCACTTGAGGCCGCATCCTTCCAATACGCAGTGAGTCCGCTTCCTCAAATTGCTTTGAAGAACAGTGGCGCGGATCTGCCAGAGTCGGTTGTGGATAGTTTGCTTGATGCTTGGGAAGAGGCACGGCAGAACCGCTCGACCGCATACCTAAACTCAACTATTTCAGCGGATACGTTTGGCTGGAACGCACGAGACTTGCAGCTAGTCGAAGGCCGCAACGCTAGCGCGACCATGATAGCTAGGCTATGCAACCTAGACCCCGTTTGGGTAGGAGCAGGCGTAAGCGGATCAAGTCTCACCTACAGCAACAGGACAGATCTCTACCGACAATTACTAGACCTATCGCTCACGCCAATTATGCGAATGATTTCAGAACGCATGAGTATGAACGACGTAACGCCACGCGGTCGAACCGTACAATTTGACACCACGCTATTCCTCAAATCCAACGCGCTGGAAATGGCACAAATAGTAAACACGTTGCTACCTCTTGGCGTCATAGACGTCCCAGAATCCCGCAACATGATTGACCTACCAGACCTAATGAACCTAGAAAACATGGGGCCAGCATGAAAACTACGCAACACGATACTGAACTCATCGTAGAACTCCGCGAAGAGGAAGGCAGCGACATTGTCGCCACGGGCTACGGTCGCGCTGTTCCCTATGACCAGACTACAAAGATCGGGCAGATGTCCGAGTCATTCGCCCGTGATTCTTTTAACCCAGCAGACGCAATTGGCAAACCATTTGCCTACCGTCACGGCGAACCGATCGGCGTGATTACCGGCGCGGAAAATAAGCCAGACGGTCTGTACATTGACTTTCAAATTGTAAACACGGCACAAGGCCGAGACGCGGCAACACTTATGCGAACCGGCGCAAGCCGTGGCCTATCCGTAGGCTTTCAACCAATTAAATCAGTGATGAACCGAGCAGGCGACGCAGTCCAGCACATGGCCGCGACATTGCTTGAAGTCTCACAAACCCACATGCCCGCTTATGCAACAGGCGTAAGCGAGATTCGAGAAGACGAAGAAAAGGAAGAAACTATGTCAGAGCAGACCACTGACGAGACCCCAGTGGTCTCAGCAGACATGGAAGCCCGCGAAGCCATTGGCTCAATGCGCCAAGAACTTGCAACCCTCTCAGCTAGTGTGCACGTAAGCGAACCTGTACAAGAACTAGCCCAGTACCGCACACTCGGCGAGTACCGTCTAGCAGTACTCAACGGAGAAGTAGAATCCCGCGCACTGTTTGATCAGGTCACCGGCAATAACCCCGGCCTTATGCCACCAATTTTTTCCAACATTGTCCGAGGAATTTTCGACCTCGGCGCACCAACTATTAACGCTTTCGGCCGCGAATCAGCAGGCACCACCGGAATGGAATTTAACTTCCCATATTGGGACGGCGACCTAACGGCAATCGTTGCCGAACAGGTTGATGAAAAAGACGAAGTAAACTCCGTTGCTATTAGCATCCTTAAAGGTACCGCTAGCCTCAAGACTTATGCAGCCGGATCCGATATTTCATTCCAGTTGCTACAGCGCTCCAGCCCATCATACGTAGATGCACACACACGCATCATGCTTAACTCGTATGTGCAGGTTACGGATATTGCTATGGTCGCGGCGGTTTACGGCGCTCGCACCGTTGAGGCTTACAACATTGCAACAGATACAGACGGATCGGCTTTCCGTGAAGCAGTGTTTGGCGCATCAGTGTCGGTGCAGACTGCCACCGGTATGCCTGCCGAATTTGTTCTTGTATCGCCCGCAGTCTTTAAGACTATCGGTGGATGGTCCACCTTCTTCCCATCCAATTACGGCACCTTTAACGTGTCAGGTGTCGCAAACGCTAATAACCTTAGCGTTGCGGTATCGGGCCTTCCGGTTATCTTGGACCGGAACATCGGCGGCAACGCTATTCTCGTGTCTAACCGCGAGGCAGCAAAGTGGATTGAAGACGGACCACGCCTTAGCCAAATGGATACACCGGCCCTTCTTGGTCGGGACGTTGCTATCTACGGTTACGGCACCGCTCAGATTATTAGCAGCGCCGGCATTATTGGTCTCCAGTAAAAATTAATTAACTCGCAGTAAGAAAGGTCCCCACAATGGCACTCGTAACAGGAGCAGAACTAGCCGAGGCACTTGACCTCGACTACGACCCTCCCTTCGAGCCTTTTGATCAGATCGCGGAAGCGGCTGACGACATTGTGGGGGCCTTACTTACCGACGCGGCTTACGAACTAGAACCGGCTGCATGCAAAGAAGCCGCTCTCAGTGTCGCCACCGAGATTTACCAATCACGAACAGCAGCAGGCGGGCAAGCAGTCGCTACGGATTACTCGCCAGGGCCATACCGGCTTAGCGTTTGGATTACTCGGCGGGTGGCAAGCCTTATCGGTCCTTACATGAACACCAAGGGAATGATCGGGTGACCGCCCTTACTACCGAGAGCCGGACCGCGTTAGCATCAGCGTTTACGGGCCTTGGCTACAAAGTCTATTCCGCAGTGCCCAATGTGCCTACGCCTAAAAGCATTGTCATCATCCCCGATACACCATGGATCCTGCCGAACCGTATCGGCTCAACTCTCAGTTACGAAGTATTTTGGAAAGTCATTGTTACCGTTTCACCGAGAAACAACGACGCGGCACAACTCGACTCAGAGAACGCGGTGGACATCATCCTCGGAGCAATCCCAAATCCTTACACGTTCACACGTGTCGGCCCTCCGCAACTGACAGACGTCGGCGCTCAGGGAACAGTAATCACCACCGAGATAAACGTCTCGGTTAGAATGAAGGAGTAAGTCATGGCAGCAGTCGGCGTCGCAGGCTCTACATTTATTGTAGAACTCGGAACCCCAGCAGTGGCATACACGGATCAGGTCACGACCGGAACCGTTACCACCACACCAACAATTACACGCACAAAAACTACGGGCGCTGTAAACTTCACACAGACAGACCTTAACTCCACTATCTCGTTGAACTTCCTGTATGACGAAGATAGCGGAATGTACGACGCGCTACAGACCGCTATCGCGGCAGGCTCAGCAGTCGCTTTAGTTATCACCACAACAGCGGGCGGCTCATGGACCGGAGCATCTATGCACATTGACTCGGCGGATATCGCCATTGACGCAGCTAATGTGGCAATGTGCACAGTTGGGCTACAGGGTTCTGTAGTATTTGCTTAACCAAACCAATAGAAACGGGGAAATATCATGTATCCAACACTCATAATTAAATTAGGCGACAACGAAGCGACCGAGTACGAGATCCAGACTCTCGATGTACACGAATACGATCGCATGGTCCACAAGACCAAAGACTATTCGAGTGAGTTCGGCCGCCAGTTATTTATCGCTTACACGCATCTGACAGGCAAGCAGCCGAAAACTTTTGACGAGGTAGCGGACTGGGCACGAGCTAATGAGGTGCGGACTCGTGTGGGGGAAGACAAGGACCCTTCAACGAGGGAACTATCGGACGACTAGCCGTACAGGTAGCCCTACGAATCGGGAGACCGTTCGACGAAGTTATCCGCTACGACTCGGCACTATTCGCAACGATCTTGGAGGAGTTAGGCGATGGCACAGAAAATCACTGACGCCTATATCTCAGGATTGAACGAAGTCCTTAGGTCCTTTAAGGCACTTCCTAAAGAGGCAGCAAAAGAGCTGAGAGATTCATCGGTCATTATCGCCGAACGTTATATGGCACCGTCTTGGAAGAATGCAGCAATGGGCGCGGGGCCTTGGGGCCAGAAAATCGCGGACAGTGTGAAAGTACGGCGCGACCGGTTGCCCAGCGTGCAAATAGGTGGAAACAAAAAAGTCTTTAGCGGCGGAGCAAGTGCGACCATGGTCCGATACCCGTCAGATCAAGGCCGCGGAACAGCACGACCGGGCCGAGTTATGCCACCGGCGTTTGAGAAAACCGACTGGATCAAACAGGCAAAACGCGGTTATGCAACCGAGGCCGTAACCGAGTGGGCTAAAGCAGTCGATCGTATCGTTATGAAATGGTCGGTGATGTAATGGCCGGTAAGACTCTTACCATTGTCTTGGCTGCCGATATCTCGCGGCTATCGCGTGGCCTTAAATCGGCACAGAATGACCTTGATTATTTTAACGGAAAGTTAGGTTCTACCGGCTCCAAACTTTCAGGCATGCTCGTCCCAGGGCTTCTCGGCGCAGCCGCAGCAGCCGGAACCCTCGCAGTTGCGATGGGTGTAGAAGGCGTCAAGTCCGCTCTAGCGGAGGAAGCAGCACAGGCAAAACTAGCCAAGACATTAGAAAACCTTGGATTAGAAAGCGCAACAGAACAAACGACAGCATTTATCGAAGCACAAATGCGAGCCACCGGCGTAGCCGATGACCTTCTCCGACCGGCTTACGACAGACTTATCCGAGCCACGCGAGATATCGGCGCAGCAAATAGCGCAATGACCTTGGCTATGGACATATCGGCGGGCACTGGAAAATCGCTTGAAGCCGTATCGAACAGTCTCGGACGCGCATACGAAGGCTCGACAACTAGCCTTGGAAAACTCGGCACCGGCTTAGACAAAGCAACCCTCGCCACAGGTGACATGGAAGCAATCACGGCGCAGCTCGCGGCTACGTTCGGCGGCCAAGCAGCGACTCAGGCAGATACCTTCGCTGGCAAAATAGAGCAACTCAAAACAGCAGGCGGCGAACTCACCGAGGCATTTGGAAAAGGCGTAGTCGACGCATTTACAAAAACAACTAAAGGCACAGGCAACCTTTCCGAGTCACTTTACGAAATGCAAGGCGTAGCAGAAGACCTAGGCAAAAACATTGGCTTCCTAGCCGGAAATATTTTGCTACTTATCGGCTACGCATCTGACTTACAAAAAGGCTTTGCATCCTTGGCAAACCAAGGCGGACTAACGGGCGGAGTCTTTACAGCACTTGGAGATGTACTTTATAAGTTCTCTAATCCAGTGGGCTACCTTGCTGACGCATGGGGTCGCCTTACAGGGGCACAGGAAGAAAACGAAGTCGTTAGTTACGGGCTATTAAACACAGTTGGTATGACCGTTACGAATTACCAAGCACAAGCTAAAGCCGTAGCGGATGTCATTCCACCATTAGTCGCACAAACTGGCGTTATCAAAATCAACACAGACGCACTAGATGCACAAAACAACGTATTAAAGAAAAACTCAGACGAGCTAACGACACAAAGCGAAGCCCTCAAAGCAGCAGGGCAAGCGTATGTTGACTACTGGAAAAACTTACAGAGCCAAATATCGAGCGGAATTGATTTAGGCGCGGCTTTCACAACGTCGCAGGAGACAGGGCAACCACTAACGGAAGCCTTTGGCGCACAACTAGCCAGTATGGATTGGTTCGGCACAATCCTCACGAACTTAAAAGACTCCAACGCGAACCAAGCACTCATTGACTATGTGGCAAGCCTTGGACCAGGAGTCGGAGCAAAACTCGGCTCCACC